GCTAAAGCTCAATTAAATGACGCAACTGCAAATGCTATGGAACTTGCTGAGCAAGTTAAAACTTACCAACGTAAGGAAATCGTAGCTGAAGCATGTGAAGGTTTAGCGGCAACTGAAGCGGCAAAAGTAAAAGAATTAGCAGAGGCTGTTGAAGCTGATGATAACGAATCTTTTGCATCTAAAGTAGCGACAATTAAGGAATCTTACCTTAATAAAGATACCGCGGTAGAAGCAACTCCAGAAGTGGACGCTATTACTGAGGATACACAAGAACAAGATGTTTCTGATACTATGAAGAGATATCTAAGCGCAATCGAGCGCACTACTAAATAATCCATAGGAGAATTTTAAATGGAAATTAATAGACAACAATTACAGGAAAAATGGGCTCCTGTACTTGATTCTGAAGGTGTTGGCAGCATCAAAGACGCTCACAAGCGTCAAGTAACTGCTGTTGTCCTTGAGAACCAAGAAAAAGCGTTTCAAGAAGAAGCTGCGCAATTACACGAAGCTGCTGCTGCTAACGCTACTAGTAATGTTAACAACTGGGATCCAGTTCTAATCTCTTTGGTTAGACGTGCGACTCCTGCTATGCTAGCATTTGACCTAGTTGGTGTTCAACCAATGACTGGACCTACTGGCCTTATCTTTGCTATGAAAGCAAAGTATACTTCTGCTGGTAGAACTGGTACTCACGCCGCTGGTGCTGAGGCATTGTTTGACGAAGCTAACACTGAATACTCAGGTGCGCTATCTGGAGACACTGGTTCTGAAGGTTCAAACGATCCGTTTGCTGCTGAAGATACTTCTGGTGACGACACAGATACTGTTCATGAGTATCAACCAGGTTCTGGTAACGCTACGGCTACTGCTGAAGCTCAAGGTACATCAGGTTCGCCTGCTATCCCTGAGATGCAATTCTCAATTGATAAGACTACTGTGACTGCAAAGTCTCGTGCTCTTAAAGCTGAGTACACAACTGAATTAGCACAAGACCTTAAAGCTATTCATGGTCTTTCTGCTGAGACAGAGCTTGCGAATATCCTTTCAACTGAAATTTTGGCTGAAATGAATCGTGAGATTATCCGTTTAGTTAACGTTAACTCTGTTACGTCAACTCGCGGTGCTTCTGCTGGTACTTTTAATGCAACTAACGCTACTGATAACGGTGGTGCTCGTTGGTCAATTGAGCGTTACAAAGCTCTAGTTCAAGCAATTGAGCATGAAGCTAACGCGATTGCTGTTTCTACTCGTCGTGGAAAGGGTAACTGGGTAATGGTATCTAACAACGTTGCTGCGGCTCTAAATGCTGCTGGCGTTATGGATACTGGCTTGGGTGCATTAGGTGCACAGCAAATGGATTCAGATGTAACTGGATCACTACTTGCTGGTACTTTAAATGGCAACATTAAAGTTTATGTTGACCCATATGCAGGTGTAGACTACTTCACAGTTGGTTATAAGGGTACTAACCCATATGACGCTGGTATGTTCTACTGCCCATACGTTCCATTAAGCATGATGAAGACAATTGGTGAGAATGACTTCCAGCCAAGAATCGGATTCAAGACTCGTTACGGTATTGCGGACAATCCGTTCGTTACTGCGGGTAATGGAAACAACGTATACTACAGAAAACGTAAGGTCACTAACCTGTAATTTTCTAAAGTTACACAACGAAATCCCCCTTCATTGGGGGATTTTTCTTTATAAATAACATTATGCCAAACTTTTTAAATCCATCGTCGTTTGTTTTAACTCTAGATAGCCAGTCTTATTCTGGAGCAGAATTTACGATTCAAACAATGATCCTTCCAGATGTATCAGTTGAAGGTGCACCAGTAAATTTTAAACAAATAAATGTAGGTAGGGCTGGTGATAAAATTAACTTTGGTTCATTTGAAATATCATATCTTATTGATGAAGATCTTTTAAACTATAAAGAGATCTTTGATTGGATGAAATCAAATGTAGAAACAAAACATTCCACAACCACAAGTTCAGATCATTATCGTGATATGACACTTACTGTAATGAATTCAGCAAATAATGTCACAAAACAAATCAAATTTGTAGATGCTTACCCGACAAGTCTTTCATCTCTTCCATTTGATATCACAACAACTGATGTAGAATATCTTACTGCAGTTGCTACCTTTCAATATTCCTATTACGAATTTGTATAAATAAATAGGGCAACGAAGCTCCCACATGACAACGAAGTCCTTTTTAACAGAGAAAAGGAATATATATGAGAACACTACTAGAATACGTATGGCTAGATGCCGATGAGCAATTACGTAGTAAAATAAAAATTGCTGAAGGAGATCTATGTAAATTAGATCGTATACCAAAATGGTCATATGATGGTTCATCTACTGGCCAAGCCCCTGGCGATCATTCGGATTGCATACTTACCCCCGTTAAAATCTATCCTAACCCATTCCATTTTAATGGATGGCTTGTTATGTGTGATACGGAAAAAAGATCTGCAATAGAGTTTGAAGATTCAAAAGATTATTGGTTTGGATTTGAGCAAGAATATTTTATTATGAATGGTCATGGTAGACCGCTTGGATGGGCAGATGGAGAGCCTGGACCACAGGGACCTTATTATTGTGGAGTAGGTGCAAGTAAAGTTGCTGGTCGTAAGGTTGTTGAAGAGCACATGATTAAATGTATTAATGCAGATATTAATATTACTGGAACAAATGCTGAGGTTGCGTTAGGACAATGGGAATATCAAGTGTTTAGTAAAGGTGCTAAGAATGCTGGAGATGATCTTTGGATGAGCAGATATATATTAGAGAGAGTTGCAGAAGAACATGGTTATGATATTAATATCCAACCTAAACCACGTAAAGGCGATTGGAATGGATCAGGTATGCATACAAACTTCTCTACAGCTGAGATGAGAAATGATTCTAATATTGAATTATTTGTAGATATATGTGAAAAACTTTCTGATAATCATGATAAGCATATTGCTGTATATGGAAAAGATAATGACCAAAGATTGACTGGATTACATGAGACACAGGATATACATACATTTTCTTATGGTGAAGGAGACAGAGGCGCAAGTATAAGAATCCCTGTTGAAACTGTAAACAACAATTATAAATCAGGTTATTTAGAAGATAGAAGACCTGCAAGTAATGCTAACCCATATGACATTACAAACGTGATTATAAATACAATATATGGAAAAATCAATTAAAAAATGGATAGATAATTTTGTATCTGTTCACAACGAAGCTCTTGGCAGTGTACCCTGTCCATATGCCAGGAGCGCGTTAATAAAATATGAAAAAACTAATGACATCCGCAAGTCACTTGAGGAATTAAGTACAGACTTTAATGACAACTTTGAAGTAGTATGTCTCTATACCCCAACAAAAAACTATACAGCAGAAGAGTTATCTGATATTGTCAGAGAATTTAATATGCACGCTATGGTAAATGATATTGTTGCCTTAGAAGATCATCCGCATGATGAAGAAATCATTAATGGTGCTAAAATGAATTTTGGTAAATGTATATTAGTATTAGTACAAAGATTAAGTAAAATAAACGAAGCTAGTAATATCCTTAAAGAAAAAGGATACTATGCTAACTGGTCAGTAGAAAATTTAAATGATGTTGTGTCTTGGAGATTTATGGGATGAGTTACTCCTATGCGAGAATTAATTTAGAAAAAACAAATTATAAAAAAATCGAATCATATCAAATTTTGCTTAATCCAGATCCTAATCAGCTAAGAGAAATATATTACAAGTACTGTAATCATCATAAATTCAATAGTGTTATGCCACTGTTTGATATTGAGTTTGAAGAGAATAATATAATAGGATATTATGATGGGGATGTACTTGTAGCATTTAGTATGATAGGTGAATTCGATAATGAAAATGCAGAAGCTTATCAATTTGCTTGGGACTATGCTAATCCTAAATTACATTTAGGTATTGCAAGTTTAAGAAATGAATGCGCTATATATAAGGAAAAAGGATTTAAATATCTATATATTGGCGGGGCAGATGAATATAAACAAAAAATAGATGGATTTGAGATAATGAGTCCAGCAGCTTGGATAGATGGAAGGTGGGCAATAGATGGATTCGAACCAGTATAAAATAAATAAAGTTAATGCATATAATGGTTGGGACCCTTTAAAACAGGTACTTCTTGGTAATGTATTTGAACCAGAGTTTTTTGAAAATGTTGGTGACCATAAACTTCGGGATTTACTCCAGCAAATCTTGTATGAAACTCACGAAGACTTAACAAATATCCGCAAGACCCTTGAGGATTTAGGTGTCGAAGTAATACAAGGTCCTCGTAATACTATTGCTGGAGGTGAATTTGATACTATCGAAGATGTCATAGCTACATTTAAATCTAACCGTATAAGAAATATTCCACGGCCATGCCTTATGCCAAGAGATAATTGGATTACTTTAGGTGATAAGATTATACATACTGGTTATCAAATGGGCAATGCAAATTTATTTAATCCTGATATTATAGATTGGTGGCCAGAAAAAGGATTGATACAAAGAGAAAATGGAGCACTTACAAATGATTTTTGGGCTCCTCAAATTATACGTGTAGGTAATAAACTTATTATTGATGAAGAGGATAAAACTAATCTAGGTGAAAAAGTTTTAGAAAGATATCCACAATTTAAATATGCTTCTTCAGTAACAGTGGGAGGACATACTGATGGAGTGATGTGTTTACCAAAACCAGGATTAGTTATTCATACACCATGGATAGATGGAAGCTGTTTTAAAGAGACTCTTCCAGGCTGGGATGTTTGTACAATTCAAAATCCAAATCAAATGACATCAGATTGGGATGGATTCCAATCTTGGTTTATGGAAAAGAAAATTACAGAAGGTAGATGGTGGCATCCCGAAGCGAAGTCAAATCCAGACCTTGTTAAATTTGTAGACTCTTGGTTAAATGAATGGGTTGGTTTTGCAGAAGAAAGTATATTTGAAGTGAATATGCTTTCAGTAAGTGAAAATATTATTTTATCATTAAATCACCAGCCGGAAGTGCATGCCGCATTAAGAAAACATAATATAGAACCGATATATTGTCGCTTTAGACATAGAAACTTTTGGGATGGTGGATTACATTGTTTAACTTTAGATACATATCGCGAAGGTGGTATGCAAGATTATTTTAAAAAATGATATTTCGAGCAGAAGTAATTAATTTTATTAGTGAAATTGTTAAAGCTAAAGACTATTTAGAAATAGGTTGTGCATATAATGATTGTTTTGATGCCGTAAATATAAAAAATAAAGTTGGTGTAGATCCAAATTCAGGTGGAACACTTCGTATGACAAGCGATGATTTTTTTAAAGTTAATTTAATGAAGTTTGATATTGTGTTTATTGATGGTAAACATGAACATCAACAAGTATTGAGAGACTTTCAAAATGCAAGAGAAGTTTTAAGACCGGGAGGTTATATATTATTACATGATATGTGGCCACCAGGAAAACAACATGCGATTTGGCCTTTGCCAAATAATAAATTTATACCAAGATGTGGCACGAGCTGGAGGGCTAATTTTGATATTCTAGCATTAAAAAAACAATATTATATTATTAAAAGAGAAACTGGAATTGGTATTTGGTATGATATTCCTGCGTTTAATCCTTTAAGAACAGAAGAGGATTCAGTGAATATACCATTTGATAAGATGATACAAATTCAAGATGAAATGCCTCTTGTTACTTGGGAAACATGGAAGCATATAAAAAATATGGAATACAATAATGATATCTAAAACATTCTGTCCATTACCGTTTAATCACATATATATTCACCCATCAAATAAAGCTCAAGTATGTTGCGGGTTTAATAAGAGCAAAATGCCTGAAGGATGGGAACTTCCAAATATAAATGAGTTTGATAAATTATCAGATTATTTACAACATCCTAATATAAAAGATATACAAGAAAAAATGAAGAATGGCGAAGAAATTGCTGGGTGTGCCACTTGTTATTACGCAGAAAAAAACGGATATGATAGTATGCGCACAAAAGAACTTCAAACATGGTATGAAGAGGATTGGTTGACAAAACCGGATATTGTAAATCCAAAATTAAACTTTGTTGAAATAACCTTTGGTAATTATTGTAATTTAGCATGTAGAACTTGTGATAGTGATTTATCTCATTCATGGTTAGATGATAATAACAGATTAAAAAACTATCTTCATGAAGGCGTAGCTTCTGCTCTCACAACTAAAAGATTAAATATTGAAAGAGAATGGGAAGATGATGATTTTAAAGATTTAGAATATCTAAAAATTACCGGTGGAGAACCAATGTTACATCCAGATTGGTTTAAATTTGCAAATAGATTTGATCCTACAAATGTTAGAATGTTTATATTTACTAATGCAAGTTGGGTTCCTAAAAAGAGACACTTAGATTTATTGAAAAAATTTAAACATTGCCAAATATTCATGAGTATAGATGGCACAGGTTCGGTACAAGAATATATGCGACATAATTCTAAATGGGATATAGTAGAAAAATCTGCTAGAGCCTGGCTTCAGTTTATGAAGGAAAATAATAATATACAAATTTCATGGGCACCAACTTGGTCGTTAATGAATGCAAATTATTTTATAGAAACTGCTAAATGGTGGTTAGAGACTATTAATGAAATATTAGATAAAAGAGCAAATGAATGTGGAACAGTTAAAACAAATTATATATATGGTCCTTCTGAATACCAAATAGGAAATCTCCCTGAAGAAAATAAACAACAATTAAAGAAAGATATTGAAGAATTTATCAATAATTTGAATAATATGCGTTTTAAATATGGCGAAGATGAAATTATTAAAATGTCAGAAGCTTTTATTGAATATCTAAATAATCATTCTGAGCCAAAAGAGGACGATAAAAGAATCTATTATAGAACAACTGAATTATTAGATGAATGGCGAGAGCAATCAGTAGAAACAATGCTGCCAAAAACACATAAGGCTATGTACATTGATACTATATTATGATATAATATACCTAATATAGATATAACTAGATTATTATGACTACAACCGAAGTACTACAAATGTGGCAGAAAGATGGCCAGATAGATGAATTAAAATTAGATGATACTACTATTAGGATGGCACGTATCCATAGTAAGTATTTAGAATTACTTACCATTGCGAAGATGACACGTAAAAAACGTGAGTTAGAGTATAAGACATTACTTAAAGATAAGTGGCTTTACTATAATGGTAAACTATCTAAAGAACAGATAGATGCATTTAAATGGGAATACGATCCATTCGGCGGATTAAATAAACCGCTAAAAGGTGATATGAATTATTATTATGATGCAGATACTGATATCCAAAGATCACAAGCATTGTTAGAAGTAGAAAAGATTTTAGTTGAAACTCTTGAAGAGAT